TGTTGCTCCTAGTCTTTTATATGTATAAGTAACGGTATACATTTCTGTATCCCTGTCATAGGTACGTATTGCTTTGCACTTACCTTTATCCCTATTCATACATTTGAATATCCCAGGGACATCTGTGCATTGCCAGTGATGTTCATGGTTCATTGAAGTATCCTTCTATAAATAATCCTTGTAAAAAATCTTGGGCTTTTAGTAAGCCGTTGACCATCTCTGGTTCATCGCTTTGCTGAAGTGATTCGCCTTTGAGATAGTATAATTTTGCATCATGTATTGAGTTACACATGTAATGTATATCTTCTTTTGTGTAACCTAGCATGGAACTGCTCCAATTTTTGCCCATGCACATGGTGCACAATAATTTCGGGGGGCAAGGTCTGTTACCTTGACCATGATTTCTACATCACAACTCCAGCAATACTGGAGTTTGTATTTAATCTCCATGCTAGTTACCCTCTCGTTGTCTATCATAAGCAGCGTCGGCTTCTTCATTAGTCCACATGGCATCCCAACATTCTGGATGGGTGCCACTAATTATCTGCTCTCGAAAGGCTACTGTCAAGGATTTAAAGGATTCTTGGGCAGAGTTGCCACGCAGATAATCGAATAGTTCATTCTCATCTACACCTATAATGCCTGGCTTCCCGCACCAGACGCAGCGCTTAGTTGCGTAAATCACGGGCTTGCTTTTCTATATTTAATTTGCGGCGTAGATTTATATTGTCCCGTTGTAGTTCCATGTTCTGTCTGACAGCCAGAGTTATTACAACTATACTGCAGACTAACGCGATAGATACTGCTAGTAAATCAAATGTTCCTAAATACATTGTTGCCTCCTATAATAGTTATCGACTCGTAGATTACCGTAGTAGTTACATAGCCCCAACAAAAAAATAAAAGAGAAGGCGAGTGAGAGCCGAAGCCCCCACTCGCCCAGTCTTTATGCGTTAACTTCTACTTTCTGTACTACAATTTGTGTCCATGGTGCACGCTTACGGTCTTTATCTAAGCGTGTTTGAATCTCACCTGTGATAGTAACCTTCTCGGTCACACCTTCGGTCTGAGATAGTTCTAACAACTGACCTTTGACGGAATCATCAAAGCATACGATTGGCATCGAGGCTTTGAACCAGTTGTTATCATCACGGTCTGTGATGTTGCCTGTGAGGAACTTGGTTGTAGTTCCCTTGGTTGTGAGGTTCTTGATTGTACCTGTCATTGTTACTGTATTCATTTTGTCTCCTTAGTTAGTTACATAGTTTAGTTTACTTGGGGTAGTCCCCCAGGCACAAGGTGCTGGGGGCTACCCTTGAACTCATTAGTTGTTAACGAGTTCGCAATTTGGACAAGCGATTGATTTGTTACACATGTAGTGGCAGTCGGCACACACGGTGTATCCGACTGGCACCTCTAGGTCTAGTTCGAATATGCGGTCAGAGAGTAGAGATGTTGGCTCTAGGAACTCCTCGCGTATCTCTCTAATCGTTCCGTCCATTTGTATTGCTGGACGGATAAGATAGACATGGGCACCTACCCAGTCATGCCCACTTGGGGCATCGGATAGAACGGACATGGCGTTTTTTTCACCTACCGCACCTGAGTTGGCAACAGCGATTTTTGTTTTGCCAACTTGGCGGTAGTAGAAGTCACCACCGTTTTCGATTATCTGATACGCCATCTCTGTGCGGCGGGCATCTTGTTCTTCCCCACATGCGTCACAGAGTTGTTCAGTCAGCATACAGGTGTAGCAGCCATTGGTGACTGAGAGGTTATCTTGTGTGTAGTCGTACATATTTATATCTCCTTATATCAACCACCCCTAGATTTTAGGGCAACGCCCTGACATCGCAGGCTCGAGCAGGGCTGTCGAGGCTTTAGCCTCTCAGCCTATTTTGAGCGCTCTCATGAAAGGCTCGAGCGTGCCGAGCCTTGAATGCGAAAAATCGAGAGCCGTCATCAGCACGCCAGCCAGGCAGTCATAGATTAATGGTGACTCAAATGTCATAGCACAGGCTGGTACTGTGATTACTGTCATGCCTGAAGGGCGTGACGGGAATCATGGTGACAGCCCGCTTGACATTTTGCTGATGGCGATAAAATCCAGGGGGTCATGAGTAAAAGACGGTGATATCAATTCTAGAGAATTGTATCGCCGTCTGGTCCGCCTTTGATTCGCGGGGCAAAGGGAACAAAGCAGGCGCGTTCCCTTTGACCACGAAGCATAGGACGGATTACGACCATTGGTCTACGTCCCGCATCTGCGAGGGTTTTAATACCATCGGCAGACATAAAAAATTATTTTATAGTCTGAAATAGATAGTAGTATGACTGGGGCGCAGACAACTGGTCAAGCCCGCAGACTGCTATCCGTAGCGTCGCTACTCTATCAGTACAGAGCGGCAGCATTTAACAGGACTGCGGGTCATATAATGACCCCAGACTGTTAAATAGTCTTTTACCAGCGTAGTAGTATCTATACCAAAAATATTTCCGTACAGTAATAGCCAGTGCGCCAGTAATAGTAATACTGCTCTGACCTGCGGTTTTACTGATGCCAAAAAATATTTTGGCAAAAAGTGTTCGTTTTGGCTGTTTGAACGGATTAATACTATATAGAGGCTGTTTATTTTTCTGGCAGTAGCAAGTCTTATGGAGACTTGCGTTACAGACTGTATCTACTGATAGTTACAGAATAGTCTAACAGTATGTAGATGGGACAGTTCTATGACTTTTCAGAAGGGGCAAAATAACCCCCAAAAACTGGCAACCGCAGAGGCAAAAAAGAAAGTTCTTGCCCTCGTTGCCGAGGGACTATCCACCCGTAGGGCTATGGAGCAGATTGGCTTCAAGGCAGATACCATCCGAATCTGGATGCTACGGGATAAAACCTTTGCTGCTGATTTAGAGCAGGCTATCCAAGACGCCAAGACGAATTCAATCAAGGCGCTGGGCATAGCAAGGGAAGATATTACCTTCCCCCAATTCTCTGAGATGTTCTTAGACCAGAGAGTTTTCCCCCACCATAACGACTGGGTGGACTTACTAGAGGATAGACCGCCTTCATGGCTGCATCCTAATATGATTTACGAGCCAGGCGATAAGACGCGTATCCTAATTAACGTGCCACCTGAGCACGCCAAATCCACAGTCATCACTGTGAACTACTCAACTTATCGTATCGCCCTCAACCCTAACATCCGCATTATCGTGGTGAGTAAGACGTTGAACAAAGCACGCGAGTTCGTGTACGCAATCAAGCAAAGACTATCCCACCCGCGCTGGACAAAGTTGCAAACAACTTTCGGTCCTGAAGGGGGCTGGAAAGAAGACTCAGATACTTGGCGAGTTGATACCGTCTACCTTGGGGGCGATGCGAGAAACTCTAGCGAGAAGGACCCAACCCTTCAAGCACTTGGTATGGGTGGTCAGATTTACGGAGCCCGTGCCGACCTCATCATTCTTGATGACTGCATTACCACTGCCAACGCTCATGAGTTTGAAAAACAAATCGATTGGCTTCAGAAGGAAGTTATTACCCGTCTGGGTAAGAACGGTAAGTTACTTATCGTAGGGACACGAATTGCGGCGCAAGACTTCTATAGAGAATTACGGGAACCGAAATACTGGTCTAATGGCAAGAGCCCTTTTACTTATATGGGCATGCCTGCTGTATTGGAATATAATGAAAAGCCAGAGAAGTGGGTTACGCTCTGGGGCAAAAGCGATGTCCCGTGGGACGGCGACGATGAGACGCCTGATGAGAATGGGCTTTATCCCAAGTGGGATGGCAAAGCGTTATTCAAACGCCGTGGAGAAGTAACTCCTAATACATGGGCTTTGGTTTATCAGCAGGAGGATGTTGAAGAAGATTCCATCTTCCCTCCCGCCTTGGTGCAAGGCAGCATCAAAGGCTCACGGCATAGTGGTCCCTTGCGCCCAGGCGCGGTGGGACATCCGACTCAGGTTGAAGGCTACACAATTATTGGCTTCGACCCTGCTATGACAGGTAACGCTGCTTTCGTAGCAGTTACCTACAATAGACACGATTCTAAAATTTACGTTTTGGACTGCTTCAATATGTCCTCACCATCTCCACAAAAGATTCGTGAGCATATCGAGCAATGGGTACTCAAGTATAAACCGCAAGAGTTTAGAGTTGAGATTAACGCTCACCAGAAGGCGTACTCTCTTGATGAAGACTTACGACAATGGTTATCATCTTATGGGGTGCGCCTTGAATCGCATTTTACTGGCAAGAATAAGTGGGACACAAACTTCGGTGTGGCATCTATGTCCACGCTATTTGGAACTACCCGTGATGGAAAGTTTCAAAACAACAACATCATAGAACTTCCTTCCACTGATGGTTCAGAGGGATTGAAAGCGCTTGTCCAACAACTTATTACTTGGAAAGCCAACACACGTGGAAAGACTGACTGTGTGATGGCACTCTGGTTTGCTGTTCTTAGGGCGAGAGAGTTTATGCAACAAACAGGCGGTCTTACAAAGTTTGCCAACAACCGTTGGACAACAAGGGCGCAACGAAGCAACCAAGTAACAATTAACTTAGATGAAGCCTTTGCAGAGCAATGGGCTGAGAACTACGGATAAGGACAGTAATGTTATCATTTGAACAAATAGCAGCAAAGGTAGATGCACTTCGCACTAATGCTGCTGAGCGTGATGCACGTCAACAAGACGTACTTGCCGTCCGTAAGGGCAACATCTCTTCTGTCTACCCTGACTTCTTTCCAGATGGGATTGACGCAAATGTCGTTGCGAATTTTATTGACATTGTTGCCCGTGACCTATCCGAAGTTATGGCACCACTACCAGCCGTCAACTGCTCGGCAGCGAACCAAGTTAGTGACCGTGCTCGTACTTTCGCGGACAAGAGAACTCGCATTGCTTCTAACTATTTTGTTCATTCTGATTTACAAGTACACATGTACACAGGCGCAGACTGGTACATCACATTCGGTTTCGTCCCATTCATAGTTGAATTAGACGAAGAAGCAGGGCTACCACGTATTCGCATAGAAAGTCCAATTGGGGCTTACCCAGAATTTGACCGCTATGGACGTTGTACCGCCTTCGCAAAACGCTACTCACTATCACTTGGAGAACTTGTTGCAGAGTTCCCTGAGTTTTCTAGAGAGTTATTAGGTGCTGACGGATATCGTCAAAACCTATCAGCACAGGTTGAGATTGTTCGTTATTACGATAAGGACCAATCTTTAATCTATGTTCCTTCACGCAGTGACCTCGTATTGTCAGCGGTTAAAAACCCAACTGGCAAAATGATGGTAGTAGTAGCACGTCGTCCATCCGTTGATGGCGAAATGCGTGGACAGTTTGATGATGTTCTAGGTATTCAGTTGCTTCGCAATAGGTTCGCATTACTTGCGATGGAAGCAGCAGAGAAGTCTGTTCAATCACCAATCGTTGTTCCAACAGATGTTCAAGAACTTCAACTCGGTGCAGATGCAATCATTCGTACCAATTCACCACAGAGTGTGCGTCGCGTTGATTTAAACATTCCACCTGGAGCGTTTACTGAACAACAATTATTGCAGCAAGAATTACGAATGGGAACACGTTATCCAGAGGGACGTACTGGAAACATTGACGCTTCCATTATTACGGGACAAGGCGTTCAAGCCCTTATGGGTGGATTTGACACACAAGTCAAGTCAGCCCAAGCAATCTTTGCTTCAACACTTAAAGATGTTATATCTCTTTGCTTCCGTGTTGATGAGCAACTATTTAACTTTGAAAAGACAATTCGTGGCGTAGATGCTGGCTCACCATACTCACTTGACTACACACCAAGTAAAGACATTAAGGGTGACTACTCAGCAGATGTTCGTTACGGAATGTTGGCTGGACTCAATCCAGCACAGGGACTTATCTTCATGCTCCAAGCATTGGGCGGTAAGTTAATTTCTAAGGACCTCGCACAACGCGAACTTCCATTTGGAATTAACGTAACAATGGAGCAAGAGAAGATTGAAATTGAAGAAATGCGTAATGCGCTTGTAGGTTCATTACAGGCTTATACGCAAGCCATTCCACAGATGGCTGCTAGTGGTGGGGACCCAAGTGATATCGTGAAGAAAATTGCAGATGTCATCAAGGCTCGCCAGAAGGGCGTAGCGATTGAAGATGCAATCAATGAAGTCTTCACTCCAGAACTACCTCCTGCTGGTGCACCAACGGTTGAGCAACCGTCCCCTGCTCCCGCTGCGCCAGCAGGAGGCGCTCTTCCACCTCAAATGGGTGGACCGCAAGGACAACCTGATATACAAACACTCTTATCCAGTTTAACTTCTGGTGGTAAGGCTTCGGCTTCAGCACGAACATCAATGCGTAGATAGCAAAAGGAGGGGACCATGACAACACTTGCTGCTATTCAGGGAGATGGTTGGGCTGTAAT